TGATGGCGGCCTCGGCCGCGGTCAGGGTCACCGTCCACTGTTCGTCGACGTAGTCGCCGACCGCAACATTGACCGAATCGTTCGAGCTGGTGCCGCCGCTCCCCCAGCCGGTCGCCGTGCGGTCACGCAGCAGCGGCCGCGTCTTCGGCGCCAAGCCGAGATACCCGGTCCACGCCGCGTCGGTCGCATAGGTCGGCGTGATGTCGCTGTCGCTGCCGAAGTAGAAGCGGACCGTGTCGCCCTGCTGTGCGGCCTGCGGTGCCTTGGGTGGCCGGGTGCGCCCGGTGCGCACCACCGGCGTGTCCCGCGGCCAGCCGAGCTCGACATCGACCAGGTACCAACCCGGTCCCTCGGGGTAGAGGATGACTTGCACCGCGCGCAACGTCGCCGCTGTCTCCAGGTTGGCGGCGCCGAGGCGCACCGATAGCGTCATGCCGGACCGGATGCGATGCACCTGGGTATCGCGCATCTTCAGGCGCACGCTGAAGTTGATGTGCTCGTTGTCGCGCGCGGTGACGATGCGCGTCAGCAGCGTCGAGGCCTCGGCCTCGGTGGCCACGTAGTCGTCGGTGAAGTGCTCCTCCCACTTATCGTGGTTGGTCTCACCGGACACGATGTTCGACTCTTCGTAGAAGCCGGCCCCGCCGTTGTAGCGGATGCCGCCGCCCGACAGCGTCTCCTGGCCCTCGTGGCTGCCCGGTGCGCTGACGTAGATCGGCGCGAACGAGTTGACGCCGTCCGCCGTCCCGGCATCGGTGATGCTGATGTCCGAGGCGAACGCGGTGCTGGTGGCAACGTCGTAGAACAGCTCGGCGCTGGCATCGGTGGTGTCAACGACGACGAAGTAGTCCTTGCCGCTCATCTCGGCGATGCGGCGCAGCACCTCGTCGGGGAAGGTGTCGGTGTACGTCTCGGCCGTCAGGTTGACCGTGCCACCGGCTGCGACGTAGGCGGTGCCCATGGTGGTCGAGGCGCGATGGTGCGCGTTCGATGAGGCGGTGCCGTTGAGGTAGGCGGCGCGGAAGGCGAGGACGCGCGCCACGTCGGTCTCGGCCGGGCGCACCGAGTTGACGACGCGGATGCCGCGCAGGTCGATGTTGTAGTCCTCGGCGTTGCACTGCCACTGGCGCGCGTCGCCCATCAGCTTGTCGCCGCGGCCGACGGTGTGGTTCATCATCCGCCCGCGCCACAGGCAAAGGTTCGTGCCGCTGGCGTCCTCCCACAGCTCAACCACCTTGCGGCTGGCCAGATCGACGTGGGTGACCGCCGAGCCCTCGTCGTCGTCGATCACGAACTGCGACTGGACGCTCTCGCCGTAGTGGGCACGCGCCGCGAAGTTCGACTCCTCCTGGCGCCAGACGCTGGTGTAGTCGGTGCCGTTGATCTTCAGCGTCCGGCTCATATGAACCCACCTGAGCCGGACGACTTGCGATACGAGGCGATCTGGTTCTGCACCTGCGCGGCGCTGACGTTGACCGTGGTGTTGACGGTCACGTCGATCTTGGTCGCCTTGTCTCGGATCTGGGCCAGCGTGCCGAGCATCGACGCGTCGGCCGCCGCCGCGTCGAGGCGCTGGCGCTCGGCGCTCTGGCGCGTCTGCTCCTGCGTGGCGCGCACGCGGTCAATGGCGGCGCGCGACATGTCGCCCTCGTTGCGCATCGTGTCGGCATTGGCCAGCAGCGCAACCTTGGCCGCGTCGCTGGCGGTCACCGCATCGGCATGCGCCGCTTGCAATGCGCCGAGCTGCTCCTCGAGCGTGGAGCGCACGCCGTTGACGTCGAGGCCCAGCGCGATCGACTCCGCGAAGTCGTCGGGGTTGAGTGCATCCTGCACGACCTCGATGGCGTCCTCGATGCGGTTCACGTCGCCCGAATCGAGGACGGCCTTGATGGATGAGAGCGCCGCGCTGCGCGCCTCACCCACCCCGCCGACCGTCTCGTTGAGGATCGAGCCGACCTGGCCGCCGATGAGCGCCCCGCCGCCGACTGCCAGGCCGATGCCGGCCACGCGGCCGAGCTTGCCCATCAGGCCCTTGCCGCCGCCCGCTGCACCCGGCAGTCCGCCGCCGCCGTTGACCATGCCGGCGTTGATGTTCACGACGCCGGCGTTCATGCCCAGCACGCCCTTGATGAGCCCAGAGCCGAGCTGGCCGACGATGTTGCCCAGCGCCCCGCCCGACAGCTTGTTGAGGCCCCAGCCGGTGATGACCGCGGTCTGCACCCACGGCGGCATGTCGGCAAACAGGCTCAGTGCCGTCTTGGCACCCTGCCCCATCAGCGAGAATGTCGTGCCGATGGCGTCCCACGGCAGGTTCTCGACGATGCCCAACAGGTCGTCGAAGATGCCCGGCAACTCCGAGGCAAACTGCTCGATCTGGGGCAAGTGGTCGATGACCGCGTCGTTGAGCTTCTCGGTCAGTGCAGCGATCTGCGGCAACAGCGCCTGGCCGATCGTGGCACGTGTGTTCTCGAGGTTGGCGCGCAATCGCTGCTGCGCGCCAGCCATGGTATCGGTCTCACGAGTGAACTGGCCCTGTGTTCGGTTGGTCTGTTGCATCAGCAGGTCGAGCGCCGCCTGCGCCTCGGCCTGCTTGCGCGCCTCGCCCTCCAAGTCGTCGAGGCCTTCGGCGGCCAGTCGGGCGTTGATATCCGCCTGCTTGAGGCTGACGCCGTACTTCTCGATCGGGTCTCGCTCACCGCGCAGCAGGCTGCTGATTGCATCAACCGCCTCGGCTGTCGTGCCGCCGAAGGTCGCCGCCAGATCCGCGCCGCGTTGCTCGAGATTGATGACCATATCGGCCGCCTCGTCGGCGGCGAAGCCCATACCCTGGAGCTGCGCCCCAAGGATGGCGGCCATCTCCTTGACCTCGCGTCGTGACAGGCCGGCGGCCTCGGCCGCGCGGTCAGCCCATGCCTCGATGGCCGCCGCGGACTCACCGAACACCGATTCGATGGCGCCGGTGGCTTGCTCCAACTGGCTCGCATCTTTGACCGACTGCACGACCAGGGCAGTCATCCCCGCTGCGGCGGCACCGCCGATGAAGGTCAAGTTACGCGCCGTGTTCTTCAGTCCACGTTTGGCCTCGTCCTGGATGCTGCGGATATCGCCACGCACACCCTTGAGTACGCCCGACGCCATGTTGCGGGCGGTGACCAGGATGGCGAGTTCACGCGATGAAGGCATGCGTCAGTCCTCGGGAAACAGGGCGTCGTGGATCTGGCCGGCGGCTTGGACGGCGCGGGCATAGCGGCTGCGATCACGGGCCGACAAGCCCGCGGGGATGGGATGCTGGTACATGGGCCGCGCGTCGGCCCACAGCTGTTCGGCCTCGATGCGCCAGCGCATGCGGGCCACCGTGGATGGGTCGGCGGCGGCTAGCTCGCGATCGGTCCAGCCGGTGCGGAGCTGGATCTCGGTGTCGAGCGCTTCACGGCTCGCCGCTGCGCCCGATTCAGCGAGGCGGGCACCTTCGCCGGTGACGACGGCGCTGATGGCCCGCTTGATGCGTTTGGGACCGGACTTCGAGACGTCTCATAGTGCTGGTCCACGCGAAGCACGATTGGCTCGATCACGTTCTGGCGCATCAGCAGAATGGTGTCTCGGCTGACGGGCACCGGTTGATGGTCAGCATCGGTGAATGACCAGCCCACGATGGACAGTTCAAGCAGCTTCAGTCGCTCGCCCATCGGGTCGACCTTGCCGAAGGTGTGGACACGCGACAGCTCGAGCAGATCACCGTAGCCGTATTGGGTACGGATCGTGACCGTGTCGTGCGCGTGGGGTTGATCGGGGCAGTAGCAGGCGTCGAGGTCAAATACCTCGATCGCAGTCGGTTCGATGAATGCTGACATGGGCTGGCACCTCGATATGGACAACAAAGATTCCCCGCCCGTGGCCGTCGAGGAGGAGCGGCTCGGTGCGGGGATCTTGGGCTCAGTACGATGCAACGGCGTTGATGATCGAGATGGCGAGGTCGGTGGCCTGGGTTGAGTCGTAGGTGCGATCGGCCACGATGCTCACCAGACGCTCGCCGTCGCGGCCGTCGGGCTCGATATGAACGTCCTTGAACAACAGGCGATGATCGACGTAGGCGGTGCCCGCACTGCCAGCCACGCTCATCCGCACACGGCGCTCGGTCGGCACCGCACCGGACACCGTGAAGATGTCCCATGACTCGTCGATGGTGGCCGAGGATACCTTGAGCAGAATCGTGACATCGCCCTCGGCCTTGGCACGTCCGTGGGCGGCGGCTGTATCCGATCCGCCGTAGTGCCGCAGCGGCTTGTCGCTGGTCAGCGAACAGCCGTACTGCACCAGCGCCGTGCCAACCACCGACAGCGAGGCGAAAGCCGTGCTGGTCGAACCCATGGCGATGGTGGTCAGGTGGCCCTCGATCGTCTCCAGCGCCGACGGGTCGGACAGCCCGGAGGTCGCCGTGCCCTGCGTCAGGTTGGCGGCTTGCAGATCAGCACTGATGTTCCAGGCGGCGTTGGCCCCGGCGCCGAGGGCATCGAAGCCCAGTTCGTAGCCCGTGGCGACCACGCCGACCGCCACGAACGGCGCCACCCCGTCGGCTGATTCGACGGTGTACGACTTGGTCGTGTCGGAGGTCGTGTCGTTCTTCCAGACGTGGGTGTAGGGTGCCGCCGTGCCGGTCGTGGTGGCCGACCCCATCGCCATGTTGAGGATGTAGCCAAGGTCCTGGTAACGGGCCACGGCCGACAGCGAGGCGGTCGCCACGCGGTTGCCATGCGATCCGCGCCCAGTCTGGTTGCGAATGGCGCGCCCGTAGTCCTCATCGGGAACATTGGTGCCGCGGTTCAGCGTGAACTCGGCGCTTCCGGGGTCACAGGGAAAGATGACGGTCGCATCGACCTCGGTTCCGAACGTGGACTCGGCACCGATCTGTAGCTTGCGGAATACGGATTCGGCCATGGTCTTACTCCTCTCCGTCGGCTGACGGCGGTTCGTCTGCCGCCGGTGGGGCGGACAGGGTGAATGGCCCGCCGGTCGCCAGCGCCACGAACGCGGTGACTGTCAGGCCGTGAGCACTTGCCAGCCGAGTAACCTCGGTGGACGACAGATCGACTGATGGAATGCCGGAGATGTGCGGCGCGCCTGACGCATCTCCGGTGTAATACAGGGCAGGCGCCGATTGCGGCGCTCTGGCCGCTGGCTTGGCAGGCATGGTCGGTTACTCCAGGTCGAGTTGTCTGGACAGTTCGTCGATCGCGACGCGCAGGGCAGCATCCTCATTGGCGTCGGCCACACGGGTCACGAACGGGTTGGATGGCATGCGCCCGCGGAAGGCACCAGACTTGGTGAAACGCGGGCCGGTGCCGTCGATGACCAGGTGACGATGACGGCTGAACGACGTGACTACCGCGTAGTAGTCGGCATTCGCGGTCTTGGAGCGCTTGACGCGGTAGCCGACCTTGCGGCGCAGGTTGCCGGTCGGACCCTTGGGCGCGGCGGTCTTGACCTTGGGCTTGAGAAACTTGCCCGCCGCGCGCAGGGCGGTCTTGACCGCCTTGGCCGAGTCGCGCTTGTCGAGCTGATCGAGGGCGCGGGTCACCTCGTCGGCATCGACCTTGATCTCCAGCGTCATGGCGATACTGCCAGGTTGTCCCAGGTCCAGACGCGCACGGTCAGGTGCCAGGCGTGGTACGGCTGACCACCCACATCGTACATGCCCGCCTCCCATGACACGATGCGCGACTTCTTGACGTTCCAGCCTGACTGCGAGCCGAGGCCCAGCGCGTTACCAGACTCCAATGCGTCGAGCAGTGGACCGAGCCAGACGAGCATCACGGCACTGGCACGCGGCACGTCACCGGCAGCCTGGCCAAAGACGAAGTAGACCGGAAAGTCATGCGCGATGGAGCGATCTGACTGTGCCTCGTTCTCGACCTCGCCCGACGGCAACTCGACCACGATGGCCGGAGTGGCCGGAACATTGTTGATGCCGACGTTGTGGTACTTGATGGCGGTCCCGCCCATCGTGCCCGCCGGCGCGGTGACCGTCGCGAACTTAGCCGACAACGCGGTACCCACCGCCCGCAGGTCCACGTCAGCCCACCACCAGCCCACCCAGCGGGCGGAACGAGCGCAGCGTGGCCCGGTCGCGAGGGGACACGTAGCGCGAGATGGTCGGCTCACCGCCGGCCTCGGACCCAACGATGTCAGCCTGCCCGGCCATTCGCGCGTGCCAGCCGCGGACCACCATCAGCTCGGCCACTTCCTTGACCGAATCGGGAACCGCCGCCCATCCGAAATCGCCGACGATGACGATGTTGGCAAAGCCGGCCCCAAACAGCGACACAGCGCCGGTCACGCTGTCCTTGATGCGCACGATCTCGCCCGGCCAACCGGGCCGTCGGTTCTGGCTACGCGGCAAGATCACGAAGTCAGCGATCGTGCCGCTCACCGCTGCGTCTCCGGTCGAGGGCGCCACAGTGATCGAGGTGATCGAGCGGATGCCCTGGCGCACCGCCAGGGTGTGGTCGTCGATACAGTCCTCGGTGGCGTCGAAGGTCGCTGTGCCGCCGGTGATCGGTCCGATCGGGCGCCAGACGTACTGCTCGATGTAGTCGTTGGCCTGGTCACATAGGGTGGACAGCAGAGACAGATCATCCGCCGAGAAGGTGGTGCTTTCTGGAAAGCGCAGAACGACCGCGGCGGTGCCAGCGTAGGTTTGCTCGCTCATCGAAACTCCCCCGGCTGATCGAGGGTCGTCACTTCCAGATCCTCCGCGCCCGGCCCGCGATATCCACCGGGGCGTAGGACAGCGGCCACGGCCTGTTCCAGGGCGTGACGAACTGCTCCGAACCCGGAGGGCCGCCCCACTTGGCGACGTAGCGTTCGCGGTTCTCGCTGAAGGTGCGGGCGTTGGCCGCCGCCATGACGCTGTCGCTGTTGATCGTCATCGACCCCGCGTGCGAGATCGCGCCGTCGAAGGTCATCCATTCCACGCCTCCCAGATGGCAGCGGTACTCGTAGTCGTCATCGTCGAAGTAGATCGGATAGAACGTCCATTCGTCGAACAGGCCGACCGCCTCGATGCAGTCGCGGTTGGCCGCGGCGTAGGCATTGCGCAGACGCCGGTCCGAGCCGGTCACCATCCGCGGCACTCGGGCTGGTTCCATGTGCTCGGCGATGGCCGCCAGGTCGCCGGGGCCGAAGCGCAGGTCGTTGCTGACCCACATCCACCACGACGCGTCTGGCGTCTGGCTGATGCCGGCGTTGATGCCGCCGGGATAGCCGAGCGGCAGGATGGGCCGGATGTACTGCACGCGACGTACTACCTCGGGCTTGCGAGCCGTGTAGCCCGATAGGCTGTTGTCCACGATCACCAGCCGGTCGATCGGGTGATCGAGGCTGTCGAGCATCGCCTCCAGCAGATCGAAGCGGCTGACGACCGGACAGATCAGGGCCGGGATCATGCCCGACGCTCCATGACGTACAGCGACTCAACGGTGTGGCTGTGCACCCATTCGGGGTGGCGCTGCCCGAACGCGACCACTGCGTCGTCCACCTCGAAGCGTACGTCACCCAGGCTGCGGTTCCAGTCATGGCAGGCCAGCACGCAACCCGGACGATCCAACAGCGATGTGATGAGCTCCAGGTCACGCTCGACCGAGGTGCGGTCGTGTAGACCGTCAAGGAAGCCGACCTCGAAGTAATCACGCGCCAGCATCGGCACCACGCGCTCGAAGCGCTCCACGATGGTGGTGATGCGATCGGCCACCCCGGCCTCTGCGATGTTGCGCATGAAGCCTGCCAGCGTGTCCTCGTGGCCTGCGTGCTGATCGCCATGGTGCCAGTCCACCGTGGTCACCGAAGTCGCGGTGCGCGCCATGGTGACCGCCGAGAAGCCGTACCAGGTGCCAAACTCGAGGACCCGGCGGCCGGTCGCCAGTCGCCCCAGCTCGTCCGCCTCGGAGGCGTATACGCCGGTGCGGATCAACGCGCCGCTCGCAATCTGCTGCTGCTAATGCCCTCGGTGTAGGGCAGATATTCGATCCGGATCCGGTGCTGTTGCAGCCATCGGGTCGGCACGCCGATCTGGGCGAGATAGTCGCGCCGCTCCCAGTCCGAGCCGACGGCGATGATGTCGGGGCGCACCTGGTCGATCAGCGGTAGACAACTGCGCCCAGAACTCTCCAGCACGCGGTCGACGTAACGGCAGGCGCGCACGACCTCCATGCGTCCGGCCAGCGGCACCACCGGTGGGCGTCCCTTGTAGGCGGCCACGAAGTCGTCGGGGTTGACGCCGACCACAACCTCACCCGATCCGACCAGGCCACGGCAGGCGGCCAGCAGTCGGACGTGTCCGAAGTGGAACAGATCGAAGGTGCCGATGGTCAGCACGTTCATGCAGCGCGACCCGCCTTGCGGGCAGCCCGCCGCTGGGCACGATTGGGCTTGGTTGGTTGGTCGAGCGACGCGGCCAACTCGGCCATGAAGGGCCGCCAGTGACGGGCGTAGACCTGGGCCGTGTCGTATTCCGCGGCAAAGACAATGGCCCGCTCACGGCGTTGCTGGTCGCCGCGCTCGGCGTAGGCGAGCTCGAGGCGGTCGAGGATGGACTGGGCATAGGGATCGAACATCCACGCCGCCTGCGCCTCGTCCCAGTAATACTGCCCGGCCACCAGCCAGCCGGACTCGCACAGCTCGGGCTGCGCGCTGAAGTCGGAGACGATGACCGGCAGTCCGCAGGCCTGGGCCTCGATCACCGGTACCCCGAAGCCCTCGCCCATCGAGCTGGCCAGCAGCACGTCGGCCATGGTGTACAGGGCGGCCAGGTCGGCAGGACCGATGCGACCAGCGGCCACCGAATACTGGTCGGTGTACTTCACCCGTTCGGGCGGCAGGCTGGCGGCCTGTTGCAGCACCTCCAGATCCAAGCCGTCCATGCCGCTCTTGTTGGTATGCACGAATAGCCAAGCGTCCGGGTGTTGTCGCATGAAGCGCCCCAACGCGGCGTACATCTGGCCCCATGCCTTGCGCGCGGGATGGACGCCCTTGTTGGCGGCCGCGATCATCACCACGAATGCGTCCTCGGGGATGCCGAGCGCGTTGCGCGGGACATGGCCACTGCGGGTCTGGGTAGTCGGTCGGAAGACGGTCGTGTCGATGGAATGCGGGATGTAGGTCGATTCGAGGCCTTGCTCGCGCAGCATTCGCGCGCCGAATCGACTCATGGCGATGGGAGTCACTTCGCGTGCGAACGACAGAACCGCGGGTGGGACGGGGTTATGGTCGATCGGCACCCAACTCGCCACTCGCTCGGGGAAGAGCTTACGGCGCAGGGGCCACAGGTCGAACAGGGTGATGACCCAGTCGGCGCGCCAGGCGGCCGCATGGGCGGCCACGATGTCATCGGACCAGCCCGATCCGGCCGGGAACAGCGGCAGTCCGTTCCATTCGAGCGCCGAGCCGAACACTCCGGCATTACAGGCGATGGCCACCTCGTGACCGTCGCCAGCCAAGCGGATCGTGATCTCTGCCGTCTGGACACCGTAGCCGGTGCCCATCCACGGGGCATTACTGAACCACAGGATGCGCATCTTCACCTCGATCACCTCGAGGGCATGGAGAGGCCCGGTGGTCGAGGTGTCGCCACCGGGCCATGGGTAGAGGCCGCTTAGGTGCGGCCAGTCCTGCCTGATCTCCCACGGCAAGGGGAGGAGATCCCATGACCCCACGGGATCGGTGCCCGCTCAGGCGTTTGCGCTGACCAGGTAGGCCACCGCGGCCACGTCCACCAGGTTGCCGTCGATGCGTTCGACGGTCTTGAGCGCCACCTGGTCGGTGTCGAACTTGTAGTCGCGGCTCAGCTCGACACGCCCCGGACTCACGCGGCGCGTGAAGTAGCGCGAGGTGTCGCCGAACAGCACGGACTTGCTGGCCGAGCCGACCGCGGCCATGGCCGGGTTCTCGAAGATCGGCCGCCCGAGAACGGTGTCCGGCTGTCCACCCAGGCCGGGGGCCCAGATGAAATCGCCGTTGCTGTTCACGAACTTGCGGATCTTGGCGAGGCCGGTGCTCGACGCCATCCATGTCCCGACCGTGCGGTATGGGGCCGCGCGGCCATAGAACAGGTCGATGATGTCGGCCGGTCCGAAGAACGTGTTGTTGGCGGTGCCGGTCGCCGTGCCGCCGTTGCTCGCCTGGTTGACGATACCGAACGGCTGGACGGTGCCGGTGCCGGTGGTCAGGTGCGCCCCGGCGCCGATGCCGAGGTCGCGGCCGGTGGAGCGCGCCATCAGATCCTCGAGGCCGACGACTTCGTCGGTGTCGAGCTCCGCGCTCCACAGGTTGATCGACGCGTACTTGAACGCGCCAAGCGTCACGCTCGAGATGGTCGGGTCGGCAGCGCTGATGGTGCCGGCCTCGGCCGTGACCGTGCCGCCGGCCGACGTATCGGCAGTCAGGCGCGGGATGGTCAGGTTCTCGCCGCGCGTCGTGGCCAGGATGGTCACGACGTCGGGGTTGAGCATCGGGGTGAACGTCCGCTCGTACACGACCACGCGGTCGTAGAACGAGGCATCCACTGTCGAGCTGGACTTAGCCAGCGCGCGCTCGTTGTAGGCGAAGTCGGCGACGCTGGTGCGCCCGCCGCTGCGGATCTCGGCCCACATCTGGGGCAAGCTACGGACGGTGGCGTCCGGCGAGGTGGCCGGCTCGTGGGCGATCAGCGAGGCGATCGCGGAGCGCGCCTCGTCGAGCTCGGCACGCCGCGCGTCGATCCGGCGCAGGCGCTCGTACTCACGCCTGGCAGAGGCGATGTCCTCCTCCATGCGCTCGAACTGCTCCTGCTCCTCCGGCGTCGGACGCCGGTTCTCGGCAGCGATGTCCTCCGACAGCGAACGCTCGGCCTGAACGGCCACGCGATACGCATCAAAGGCGCGCTGAATCTGTTCATCCATTGGATTGACTCCACATTCGTCTGGGTTGGGTTGGGTGTGACCCATGACAGGTGGTGACAATCCGGTGGTGACTCCGCGGGGCAGAGTTCCGGGCGGTTGCTCCGGGCTGACAGGGTTGATGGATTACGCGGCGTTGATGCCGGTAACCTTCTCGAACTCGATGAGATGGGCCTGCACGCGGCTCAGGATCGCGGTCACCTCGGGCATCACGATGTGCTGGTCGGTCCGCGCGTTGATGGCGGTCACGATCACGTCGCGCTGGTCGAGATTCAGCGGGTCGCTGGTCTCGAGCAACACGCGCAGCGTCTCGGCCAGCACGTCCTCATCGGCATCGACCAGCTGCGCCAGGTGACGCACGGCGGCGCTGGTGGCGGTGTAGGCGGGCCAGCTCGTGACAGGGCTGACTTCCCATAGCGCCACGCTGGTGTGAATCGTGCCGTTGATGCCATCGTCCCGCGCCTGAAACTTGTCGGGCGTGAAGCCAAACGACATCTTGGTGACGTTGCCGGCCTTGACGTTCTTGGCGGTGTCGATCCCGGCCGTGGTGTCGATCAGTCGGGCGGTGACCCGCAGGCCGATTTCGTCCTCGTGCAACTCAAGCGTGCCTGCCGAGCGGCGGGCCAGCACGAGGTCGGCGTTGTGGTTGAGGAACATGGGGATGTCCCGCGTCGTGCCCAGGCTGCGCCCGAACGCACCGCGCGCGATGCGCTCAACGCCCCAGCCTGAGATCGGGCCATCGGAGTCGGTGTCGAACACCGCGGCATAGCCGGTGAAGGTCATGCCGTCGCCATCCTCGGCGCGCAGTTGGAAGTCAAGGTTCTGCCATCCCCAGATGGCGTCACGTCGTTCACGCTTGGGCATCGTTGGTACCTCGGGGTGGGTTGTTGTTGGGCGTCTCAAGAAAGCCGAGACCGAGCGGCTCGAGTTCTTCGAAGCCGCGCACCTCGTCGCGGGTCATCCACTTGTTCTGGAGCGCGGTCGCGTAGAACTCGGCGCGCGCCTTGGCGTCACCGCGCATCAGGGCCGCCGCATTGAACTTGATGTATGACCCAAACGGCAGCAGACGGCTGTACGCCTTCTCGAGCCGGATGACAATGGGCACCACGGCGTGGACCACGTAATCAATCGACCGCTGCTCGACGCTGGCATAGGCCACCGCGCCCGGCTTCTGAGAGCCAAGCATCGAGGGCGGGATGCCGGTGACGCGCGCCCATTGTTCGAGGGTCCATTCCTCGGTCTGGATCATCTGCGCGTCGGCCGGCTTCATGCCGAGTTCTTTGAGCGTGCCGCCGCCGGTGATGGCACCCAGCGCCCAGGCATTGCGCACGCCGCGATGCTTCTTGTTGAGCGCCTTGAGCACAGCGCCGACCTGGGTATCGTCAGGGTCCACATCCTTGGGGTATTCCAGCACCGCGCCGAAGGTCGAACCCTGTGCGAAGTAGCGGGCACCAAGTTCCTCGGCCGCCAGGCCGCGGCCGATGCCGCGCCGCATCATCTCGATGGGCGAGATGCCACGAACCTCACCGGGCAGGCGGAAGAACGGAATGTGGAGAATCTGATGCGCCGTCAGGCCTTCCGATGAGCCGACCGGCGTGTAGCGCGGCGCACCATTCGGCTCGCGCGCGATGGTGATTTTGCGCGCGTCGAGCGCGTGCAGCTCGAGCGGATCATCCACCGAGGGGCCGGCCGACACGATGCCATTGCCGTCGGTCAGCATCGCAGCCACGACCTGCGCGATGTGATCAATCCCGCTCTCGTTGGGATCGAACGGGTTGGGCTGCTCGACCCATACCGGGTTGTCGATTGGCAGGCGGCGTCCGCCCTGTCGCTTGAAGCTGTGGATCGGCAGGCCGCCGATGTCGTTGGCCAGCAGACGCACCGATCCCATGACCGCCGACAGCGTTAGCGCGGTATCCCGCGTCACGTTGACGCCGGCGGTGCTGTCGTTCAGCTGGTCAATGGCGAGGCCAAACTTGGACGCATCGACGGCGCGCGTCTGCGGCTTGCGAAACAATCCGATCACGTCTGGTCCTCGAGCGAGTAGCCGACCATAACCGCGGCCACTCCGAGGGCGGCCACTCCGAGGGCGGGGTGAAACAAGGCGCTGCCTGCGATGAAGGCGATGAGACCGACGACCTCCAGGACGGCCGGGACGTAGCGCATATGAGCCTCCCTAGTCGTCGGCGCTGATGAAGCGAGTGCGGACCGGGGCCGGAGCCTCGGGCATGGTCATGGCCGCCTCGTGGGCCAGCAGCAGGGCCATGGCACCGTCGATCTTGCGACGGTCCTCGCCCTTGACGATGACGTAGCGCGTGCGTCCGTCATCGTCGGCGGCAGTCAGTTGCACCTTGCGCAGGTGTGCGGCGGCCATGTGCTCGGCCAGCACCGGATTGCCGTCGTGGCTGATCGTGCCCTCACGGATGGCGACCAGCAGTCGGTCCAGCGCTGGCGCCTGACGCCGTGGCTGGTTGGTGTCGAGAGGCAGGACAACTTCGGCGCTCCAGCGCGTCTGCCACGCCTCACCTTCCTGCCACCATTTCGGCGGGTCGAAGAGGAAGCGCCCGACGCGGTAGGTGGCGAACGCCGACTCGATGGCGGCCTGCACCTCGTCGCGCGGCACACTCCAACCGACCGTATCCGGTGGCCGCGACCAACGGCCCAGGACGAAGCAGTAGCCCTCGCGCGTGCAGCCCACCAGCCACGTCTCATCGGTGGTGATCGAGCCGTCGAAACCCAGACCGATGGCCGTGCCGGCGGGCACCTCGGTCGGCTTGGCCAGCTCGGTCCAGCGTCGCGGGTCCACCGCCCGACCCATGCCAGCGGCGCGGATGTTGAAGTAGAAGCGCAGGGCGTCGTCCCAGGCCGTGGCCGGGTCACGGATCTCGCGCAGGATGCGTCGCCGGTCGATCCAGTGCGCATCGCCGTACGCCTCGTCCAGGGCCGCTAGCAGGCGATCGTCGGCCCAGTCGGGCTCGGGCTGCTTGGCCGGTCGGCGTGCCAGGTGCAGGATGCCGCTGAAGCCGCGCGCCACGTCGGCGCCCGAGGTCTCGGCCACGCTCTTGAGTCCGAGCTGCGGTGCGTTGGTCGTCTCGACCGTGCGCCCGCCCATCTTGGCCGCATTGCGGCGGATGGTGTCCGCCAGCCGGATGCCGTCGTTCTGGCGCGTCCACAGGTGCGTCTCATCGAGCACCGCGAACGTCAGGCGCTGACCCTCACGTGACCCGGCCGACGCGGTGACCGGATGCAGTTGACTGCCATGCGAACCGTATAGGCGCGTGCGTCCGAGGTCGATGCCAATGGCCGCGGCGACGGCCCCACCGCGCGCACCGAGCATGCGATAGATAGCGCCGTAGGTGTTGTCGGCCTGGTCCTCGCTGACTGCTGCGATCTGCACCAGCGCCGGTGGTCGGCCGCCCGTGCCCCATGCCGCGGCGCGCGGCTGCCCGTCAGCGTCCCATCCATCGAAGCACGCCGGGCCGGCCAGCTCGGCCACGGCCAGGGCCGCCAGCAACGGCGACTTGCCCCAACCCTTGGCCATCTCGACGATGGCACGGCGGTTGGCGTAATCGCCGCGGTCGTCGAGCGTGTACCAGGCCAGGACGAAGCGCGCCTGCTCATCGGTCAGGATGAACGGTTGCGACTCGTCCGCCGGGCTGGGCAGGTGACGGGCCATCCAGTCCAGGACGGTCCAGCCCAGCGTCGGCGGCTCTACCGATTGACGACCCGCAGATGGGCGTACGGGCTTGCGACGTCGGATGCCGCGGCGGCCTTGCGGCGCGGCTTGGTCGATTGTGACGGTGATGATGGCACCTCGTCGGTCTTGGGCGGCAGCCAGCGCAGCTTCTGTTGGCCGTCGGGCGTGATGCCGTACGAGCGCATCCAGGCATGGAGCGACGCGCGGTCGGAGGCCTTGCTCTGCGAGCCGCGCAGCACGTCGTCGTACATGCGGATCACGAGCAATAGGCCGGGCACGTCCTCGGGCGCCCAGTGCGACGCGAACCACGAGCGGAACCACGTCGTCCAGGCGGTCAGCGAGTCGGCCATCAGGCCATCCGGCGGCTCAGGCACCTTGCCGTGCTGCCAGCCGGACTCGGCACTCGGCTTCCACTCACCGAGCTTCGGCACGTTGCGCCGACGCCTGTTCACTTTCGGGGCTGGACCGGGCATCGAAATGCAACCTTTCCTAGTCAGCGAATCGCGTACACACCGCGAGAAGGGTGGGGACGGGTTTGAGCTTTTATGCGGCGCGAATCTTTTTATCTCCCCCGGCCACCGGCGATGCGCTCGGCCCGCTCGGCCCGGCACGCACCTTGGCCCGCTCGTTACAACTCCGGCAGCTCGCCAGCCACCCAGCGCTCGGATCACCGTCGACGCGGTGCGCCGCGACCCAGTCACCGTCCGGCATAAGGATCCGCCCGCAGCCATAACCGCACCGCCCCGGGAGTGCATCACGCAACACTCTGCGCGCTTGCCGATGCTCAGGGCCATAGCCTCGTCGCACTGAGGTGCCACGCCGGCGCTCGCGCTCACGCGCACAGGCAGGGCAACCCCGCCCCTGGTAGCCAGGGTGGCCCTTGCCAGCGGGACATGAGCGCAGCATCAGCCGCCGAACGTCGGTCCGCCGCTGGTGGTGCCGGGTACCCCATCCCCGCCCCAGTCGGCGACCCGCAGGTCCTCGCTGCGGAAGCGGACCCAGTTGGCGTTCGGCAGCGTGGGCCAATCGGCGGTGATGACGCTCTCCGCGTACAGCTTGCCCGAGTTGCCCGCGTTGTCGACCAAGACCGCGCCGAACTCCTGGAGGGCACGGGCCACGATGCGCGCCTCCGCTGTCAGCGGCTTGCCGTTGCGGTCCTTGAGGCTGGCGATGTCGGTGTCGGCCGGGATATAGACCCTGCCGCCCTCGGGCATGCCGCCGACGTCATTGCCGTCGCTCTTGGTGGCGGGATAGACGAAGTCCGATCCGCTGCGGTCGTACGCGAACGCCAGCGCATGCGGGATGCGACCGGCCGCCATCTCGTGCGGTCGAATCAGCCCGGCGAAGTAGGGGACGCCCGCGCCGCGCGAGGCGTAGACGATCGGGCTGGTGGTGCCCGGACCGCTCATGGCGCCCTCGTACTGAGAGCCGTTGCTGGCGCGGGCCGTCCGGTTGCCACGATCCACATCGCGCACCTGCCACAGGTCATTCTCGGAGCCATCGAGTTCGATGACGATGATCTGCCCATCACTTCCGGCGGGAATGGCGAAGTCGTCGGGCAATGGCACGAACAGTGCCTTACCGACGACATCCTTCGCCTCCGTGCCGTCGTACATCTTGGCCGCGCCGGTACAGGTGATCTCCCACACCGGCCAGCCCTCGGGCGGCTCGATGTAGACCGGGTAGGTGTACTGCGTCGGGTCGATGCTGACGAAGGTCGGCACCCACTCGGCGCTGCGGGCATGCGGCTGTGTGTCGGCGGGCAGCGGCGTGTTCCATATGGACGAGGGCGCGAAGGGCGGGTCGAGCGGGTTCCACGCGCCCGGCTCGGGTTCCGGCTCCGGCTCGGGTTCCGGCTCCGGCTCGGGCTCAGGCTGCGCCCCCTCGAGCACCATCAGTCGCGCGTCGAGGTTACGAATGTCAGCCTTCAGCGCATCCACCCGTTCCTCCAGCGCCGTCACGCGCTGGTCGGTGCCGGACAGGTGCGCGGCGAGGTCGGCGATGACCGTGCCCTGCGCCTCCAGTGCGGCGCGGATGGCGGCGTCGATGCGCCGCGCGATCTCGTCGTCGAGGTCGGTCATCGTCAATGCGCTCCAGTCGTTGGGTCGTCCGGATCGCCGATGTGGTTCTGCACGTTGAGCGTCGGCGGCTCGGCCTCGATGCTTGAGCCGTCACGCATGCGGCGCATGTGCAGCGCGTCGGCGGCGCTATGCCCGATGTGGACGACCATGGCCGCGAAGACGGTGATGACCAGCACCATGCCCGCCACGATGAGCGCGGTCTCCATCTAGGAGTCCCAACCGCGCAAGCGCCGATACGCGGCGGCATCCTGAACGATCTGCCTGAGGTCGCCGGGAGTCGCCGCGTTGCCCTCGTTGCGATCAGGCTGTTGGATCGGTCCGTCGGGCAGCGTCTCCATCTCCAATCGCCGCACCTCGCCACACTTGCGGCAATACAGCAGCGGTTCCATGTCGGTGCCCGCGCTCATCGGCGTCTGAAAGTCATGCGCCCCAAAGTCGCCGTCGCCGTTGACGCATTTGAGAGTCATCGACTCACCCCTGTGCGTTGGCGGTCGGGCCGGTCAGGCTGCGCGGGGCCTGCGTGGCATCGTCATGCAGGCTCATCGCCACGCGTAGGATTCCATACCAAGCCATCACCCCGGTGAAGCCCCAGCCGATCCACGCGCCGAAGTCGGCGGGCGGATTGGCCGATGCCTGGCTGGCCAGCGCGGCACCGACCAGGACGATGGTCAGCAGCGCGGCAGTGGCCTGTTCGTTGCCGGTCACGATACCCACCAAGCGCTTGAGCACCTCGGTCAGGCCGCTGACGAGTGCGGCAGTGGTCACGAAGCCAGCCGGGGTCAGGATGTCGGCGGGGGTCAGGTTGCCGATGTCAGGCATGGATCAGGTCTCCCTTCACTTGGGCGGAATCGGCACACGGCGCACGGCCAACTCGGCGGCGTGCTGCATGTCGGCCGCGCCCTGGGTCTTGGCAGCGGCCATGTCCTCGGCGCTGAAGCCGTTCTCGATCGGCGTCAATGCCACCGTCTTGTCATCGGCACTGCGGGTCAGCACGCTGCTGTGGATGAAGCCGATGGTCGGCACGTCCAGGCCGTCGGTCTGGAGCGCGACGTACCACTCGCTGCGGTCGGGCGCCTTGCCCACCGCTGCTCCGTTCACGACCGCGATCGGCTGGATCGGAGCGCCCTGCGCAAGCACCACGATGCGCGACGCGGCCGACGTGTCGGGCGCGCTGCGAAACCAGGCCGCCGCCGTGGTGCGTGTCTGACGGTTGATGATGTGGCGGCGCAAGCCTGGCAGTCGCATGTCGTCCTCGATCAGCAGCGGTTCGCCCAGCAGGGCGGGCTCGGGATCGACGCGCAGCCCGTCGCGCTTGAGCTCGATATGGGTATGGGCCGGCATCGGACGGCCGTCGATCAGCGCACCGCTGTTGCCGGTCTCACCCAACAGCGTGGTGCGCGTCACGGGCGCCCAATCCGATCCGATGGCCACGCGCGACAGGTGCCACGCCTCCAGCGTGGTCGTGCCGCCCAGGATCAGCTCGATGCCCAGCGCGCCGTCGAGCGGATTGCGCACGCCACGCGCCTGGCAGTCGAGCGGCGCGCGGACCGGGTCGCCGCTGCGGAAGTTGCCGAGGTCCACCGCGCGGTGCAGCCCGCCGTTGACCAGGTCGACCCCGTCGAACGGGTTGGTCACGCGGTAATCGTGACTGCCGCTCGGACGCTTCCAGTCGGCGGGGTGGATGGGGAAGGCCATCAGCCCATCGAGCGAGACGCTGGTCATGTCAGTCGCGCCGCGTGAACGGCAGGTGCTGCGCGGCCTCGATGCCGAGCAGGGTCAGGATGGTGGCCAGCAGCGTGACCAGCGCCACCTCGGACACGGTGTAGCTCGAACTGAGCGCGTCGAACACCAGCAGGAACACCACGGTCGCGGTCAGCGCTCCGGCAGCCCACAGGCGCGCGGCTCGATAGTCGTTGCGCCGGGCCGGCCTACCACCGCCGTCGGCGGGCATGAGCCAGTGATTCGACGATCGGCGGCAGAAGCCAGGTGTTGATGGCAAAGCCGAGGGCCACGCCGAGCCAGAAGGCGGCGAACAGGTCGAACTCCACGGGGCAGCTCCATGCTGTCAGCGGGGTGAGGCATGAGAAGGCCCGCCAGGCCGAGCAAGGGCACCCTGGCGGGCCGCTGAATGGGGGCGCTGCGGCGGGGTCGCTGAAGCAGCGAGGTCGCCCGACGGCCTTGGCCGCCGCTCCGGTCGAGCCGGAGTGCCGCACGGATCGGCGTGTGCCCCAGCAGGCGGTCCCGGATCAAGCCGGGTCGGACCGATCTGTCATACGTTGTACCACAAGCCGTCAAGGTCAGGCCGCACCCGCGCGCCAGGCGTCGATCCACTCGTTGCACTGGCGCAGGCCCGCGGCGATGAAGTCGGCCGCCTCGTCGTAGTCGAGGTCCTCGTCCAACGCCGCGCGGCGCACCAGGCGCCGGTACCAGTTGTCGCGCAGACCCGGCGCCCAGGCATCGTCCAGTCCGTGCTCGCCGGCGCCGTTGGCGGTCAGCACCACGTAGCCCACCAGGCGCGGGCAGAGGTAGCCGCGCGCCTCATGCAGCGGCTCGTGCTGCTCGACGTGACGGCGGCGGCACCAGCCCTCGAGCTGGCCCAGGGCGCGGTGCATGCCCATCTCGGCGCCGTAGTTGCGCGACAGCAGGCGCACCATGCGCGCCGAGACGGTCGAGCCGATGGCGCTGGCCTCGAGCTGGTCGGGCAGCATGGTGTGCGCGTGCCCGTCCCACGACCAGGTCAGCACCGGGCGCGACGACGACGGCGCGAAGTCAAGCTCGGCGGCCCACTCAGCGCGGGCGGCCGCGATCAGGTTGGTCACCGCAGCCACGCCTGACCCGCTATCTGACCCGCTATCGAGCCACGCCCGCCCCTCACGATGCGGCCTCCTCTCGGAGAGCGGCGAGGGCCGAACGGGCGATGTTGTGGTGGTCGTCGCCGCACTCCGGTTCGCTGTCGCACTCAGCGATCCGTTCCAGCGCCGCCGCCTCCGCCTCGTACTGGAGCAAGTGGTTGTCAACCATCTCTTGGAAATGGTCCCCCCAGCCGTCAGGGATATCGGCCTGCCATGCGCCGCATTCGCACGAGTAGATCGGCAGCCCCATCGCGAGGAATCGGTCTATCGAGTGCCGATTGGGCCTCGCTCGATTGAGCACATGTTGTCGGCTCACGATGCGCTGGGCCAGCTCGTCGGGGGTCATTGGTTTAGGCATTAGGCCGACAACCCTAGCACCTGCTGGTCCATGCGCCGGGCAGCCATCTCGCAGTACCGTTCTTCGATGTCAATGCCGATGGCCTTCATCCCAAGATCGGCGGCGGCACGGAGAGTAGTCCCGCTTCCCATGAACGGGTCAATAACGGTCGAACCGGGCAGCGCACAGCGGGCCAGAATCCAGCGCATAACCTCCAACGGCTTAGGGCATGGATGGCCGGTTCGGTTCGGCTCGAAGTGCATCCGCACCAGCGTGTCCGGTCGGCTGCCCTTGCCTGCCTTGAGGTAGGGATCGGCTCCCCACACTAGAACTGGCTCCCAGCACGCGAATCCCCACGGCCCCCGGCCGTTGCCCTTCGGATAAGCCCAGCACAGACTCCAGGTTGGCGGCTCAGGGAGCGACCATGCATTCGACACTCCGGGCGTAATGGCGAGCACGTTACCGGCTGCCCGGAATAGCGGAAAGCTCGTCGTCAACAGCTCGCGCGCGTTGTCGAGCGTGTCATCGAATGACTCATACGCGAACCCCTTACCCCATGGCGGGTCTGCGAACACAAGGTCCGCGTGCGGGAGGGTCGGCACAATCTCGCGAGCGTCCCCGTGATAGATCGTCACTGAGTCGTCGGTGTAGTACGGCTTCATTTGGGCCGCCACAACTCGGGATGCGGCTCGTGGTCCCCTCGGTCGCACGACCAGCAGAGCTTCATGCCGTCGCCTTGCAGGCAGTCGCAGTCGCAGTCGTCGCATTCGCACGGGTCGTTCCACCACGACCAGTTCTTCGGCCTGCTCATCCAATCACCACAACCCGCAGTAGCAGCCCGACGACAAGGACCCATGCGCTCCCATGCTTCCTCGAAGGTCGTCGGTGGTCGGACCCCCCGCTGCCAACTCGCGGCTTCGATGAGCAACCGCTGCGCCTCAGGAACCTCCATGGACTCGATCTCGCCCGCTTGTTCCATGGCGTGGAGCGCATCGAGAGCAAGCCGGAGTGCAGCGTCGACCTCATCGTGTCTCATCTTGGGGACCCTATTGGGGACCCTACGATGCGCTTAGGGTCACCTGCTGTCGCGTGCTGTCGCCTCGATTCCCTCGTGAAGTGGGGTGGCCTACGGGGCTTGAACCCGTAACCTTCGGAGCCACAATCCGATGCCGACACGCACGATTCTAGCCTGTTTGGGACCCTAACGATGACGTGGGTGCCATTCGGATACACCTGAACCTCGTAGGTAGCAGGCTCGACCGCGATAATGAGGTAGTCACCTGTCGGAACAATGGCTTCCTCGGTGTCACCCGTTTCCAAGTCCGTCGCCTGCACCTTGACGCCGCGTTTCCGGCTACTCATCTCGGGCCTCCGAGAGTCGAGAGACATAGGCGGCGTACTGTGAGTCGGTTTCTAAGTCGCTGCGTCGGTAATGCGCCCTGATGTCCTCCGCGTAAGCGACGAAGGCATCCTCGGTGTCATCAGTGTCAACGGGTCCGATGAGGCCGAGGACATACGCCATTCGGCCCCAGTCCGGCTCCGTAGGCAG